TGCAGGTTCGTACATGGAGTTCAATCCTAATGGTGATAGAGTAGAACGAATACAGAGAGATAAGTTTACTGTGGTCGTCAAGGACGAGTCTGTATTGATACAAGGAGATGTGAATATTCAAGTAGATGGCGACTATAATTTAAACGTAACAGGCGATGTAAAGATAAACGGACAAACAATCAATCTTAACAATGGTTCACAAGGAGCTGCAAGAATCGGTGATACGGTGGCAGACGTTGACCCAGTAGGAGATGGCACAATATCTTCTGGTTCAGGCACAGTTAAAATTGGAGGTTAGGTATAAATAGAAGATGGCAGAGATAACAATAAAAAGTAATAGAGGTTTTACGGACTTGGATTTAAATTTTAATATTCACCCAACAACAAAGGATATTAATAAATTTAAAAACGAAAACGCAGTAATCAATTCAGTTAAGAATTTAATTTTAACGAATCATTACGAGAGACCATTCCAGCCCGACCTAGGTTCAAATTTAAAAAGATTACTTTTTGAACAAGTTGATAATGCTACAGCAGCTTTACTTGAAAGAGAGATCACAGAGACAATAGAAAATTTTGAACCAAGAGTACAAGTAAAAGATGTTACAGCTAGTGGTTTTCCAGATGAAAATGGATATAAAGTTGAATTAACATTTTATTTAATAAACAATCCAGACCCAATTTCAGTAGATTTCTTTTTAGAGAGAGTAAGATAAATGGTAGACCGACTAAGAGTAACAGAGCTTGATTTTGATACAATCAAGAACAATTTAAAATCATTTTTACAACAACAAGATGAGTTTAGTGATTATGATTTTGATGGTTCAGGTATGTCAATTCTACTTGATATTTTAGCATATAATACTCATTATAATGCGTACTATTTAAACATGGTCGCAAATGAGGCTTTTTTAGATACTGCGTTACTTCGTGAATCGGCCGTTTCTCATGCTAAAACTTTAGGTTACACACCACACTCTAAAAGGTCACCAACTGCAACAATTACAATGACTGCAAATGTAGCCAATCTTCATACTGGCACTTGCACGGTTCAGGAGGGTTATTCATTTTTATCAGATCAAATAGATGGTAAATCTTATAACTTTGTTGTTTTGAAAGATACAACTGTTACAAAAACAGATAGAGGTGAATATATTTTCACAGACTTGGCGATAAATGAAGGCCAGATTGTTACAAATCAATTTACTTTTGTTCAAAGCTCTAACCCTAAACAGGTATTTACTTTACCAGACAAAAATATAGACACAACAACAATTAAGGTTGCGGTGCAAGATACCTCATCAAACACGGCTCTTAAAATTTATAATAAAGTTGTTGACACACTTAATGTTGATGGTACATCAGAGGTCTATTTTATAAACGAGAATAGAGATGGTAATTTTGAAATATATTTTGGTAATGATAGTGTAGGTAAAAAGCTAGGAGATGGCTCTACAATAACTGTTACTTACTTGGTTACAAATGGCATAGCTGCCAATAAAGCAAATAATTTTGTTCAAAAATCAACTTTATCAGACTCTAATGGTGAAGATACGTCAATCACACTTACACCAATTGCAGCTGCCTCTGGCGGATCAGATAAAGAATCAGTTGACTCTATAAAATTTTCTGCACCAAATCAATTTACAACGCAAAATAGACTTGTAACTAAAAAAGATTATGAGACAACCATTTTACGAGAGGTGCCAAGTATCGACTCTATTTCAGTATGGGGTGGTGAAGAAAATGTGCCAGTTGTTTATGGTCGAGTTTTTATATCATTGAAGCCTAAAGATAATTTTTTTGTATCTGAATCTGAAAAGCAAAGAATTATTGATAACATAATCAAACCAAAGGCTATCATATCAGTAGAAGCTGAGATAGTTGACCCAGAATTTACTTTTATATTACCAACAACAAATATAATTTTTGATAGAAAGAAAACTACCCTTTCAGATGAGGCCTTTAAAAACGCAGTTAAAAATTCAATCATAAGTTATAACACATCAAATTTAAGTAAATTCAATAGTAAATTTTCATTGTCTAAACTTTCTAAATTCATAGATGACACAGATACAAATGCCATACTAGGTTCTGAAACGTCAATCAGATTACAAAAAAGAGTTACACCTACAATTGGTGTAGATAATTATACAATAGATTTTGGTGAGAGATTAAAAAGAGGCACTACAAACGAGAAATTAGTCTCTAGTCAATTTAGTGGTTTTGATGCAGGTGGGGCGGCTAGAACTGTGCAATTTGAAGAAGTGCCACAGTCATCAACGGGCGTTTCACGAATTAATGTTGAAAATCCAGGTTTTGGATATACTGAAGCGCCAGATGTAACAATCATTGGTGATGGTGTCAATGCAACCGCTTTCGCTGAAATTAGTGGTGGTGAGATTACAAGAATAGTATTGAGTAATAGAGGATCTGATTATACAACTGCTTCAGTAGAAATAAGTGGTGGTAATGGCTCAGGTGGTGAAGCTACAGCCATTGTTGATTCAAGAAATGGCACAATCAGAAGTGTTTTCTTTGATACAGATGGTAATAGACAAATTATTAATGATAGTATTGGAGAAATAGATTATGAAACAGGTATCATAACAATTAGTTCAATCAATATCACAAGTGTTGCAACAGCAGATGGGTTATTAAGATTTACGATAGGTTCTGAAAGTGGTGTTGTAGAATCTACCAGAAACAATATAGTTACGATTGACGTAAATGATAGCTTAGCTATCACAACAACTCTTGAGGCAGTAGATTAATGGCACATGAGTCTAATACCTCAACATTAAAAACCTCATTATTAATAAATCAGCAAGTTCCTGAATTTGTGCGAGAGGAACATCCTCTCTTTATTTCTTTTTTAGAGGCATATTATGAGTTTCTTGAAAATGAACAAGGCTCTCAGAACAATGATGGCACAAAAATATCAAAAGATTTAAGATTTGTTCAAGATGTTGACTCTTCGATAGGTGCATTTGAATCTAATTTTCTCAACACTTATGCAAACTTAGTACCAAAAGACGCCATAGCCGATAAGTCATTTTTAATAAAAAATATTTTACCAGTTTATTTAGCAAAAGGTAATAAAAAATCATTTGATTTCTTGTTTAGACTTTTATACGGACAAGAACTGGATATTAGATTTCCTAAAGACCAGATATTAAGAGCATCAGATGGTGATTTTACAATTGAAAGAGTTTTAAGACTTAGGGACTCTGTGTCATCTTTTTATATTGGTGATGGCATAACAAATATTTTTAATTTAGCACAGCCAGTCTCAGAAGATGAAATTGTTGTTAGAATAAATGGCGATAAACAATTTTCAATTTCAGATGCAAATACATCAGCTGCATTTCATACCAGAAAAGAAGAAAGAAAAATAGTATTTACTAATCCACCACCAGTAAATGCAGATGTTCGTGTTGAGTATAATGATTTTTCAGAGTCAATTTTAACAAATCGAAAAGTAGTTGGTGCAAGATCAGACGCATCAGCCTTAGTTGAATCATCTGTGCCACGATTACTTGAATCACAAAGATCGATAGAGGCATTTTTAAATAGAAAAACAATTAAAGGCACATTTTCTCAAGGTGAACAAATATTAACAAATATTGTTGATGACAAAGATAATATTATTGAACTCTCTTGTAATACAACATCTTCATTAGAAATAATTAGTGTTATAAGCGGTGGTTCAGGTTACAATATAGGTGACCCTGTTTTAATCACCGCAGGTGGTTTTGAACAAAAGGGTTCAGCTGAAGTATCAGTCGTAAGAAGTGGATTTTCTGATAATGCAAATATAAATTTTGGAGGCACAGGGTTTAAAGTTTCAGATTTAGTTGTCGGCAGGTCAGGTGATGCACAGTCAACATTTGCTGTTGCATCAGTAGATTCTGATATAAAGGCTCATCAAAATACCTTTACACTATCAACAACAAAAATAGATGAAATAGATATTAACCAATCACTTACAAGTGATGATTACGGTTTCCTTGCAAACGTAATTGCGGGTAGTGGTACAACTGGATTATCTGGTATAGTGCTTGATTCAGTAAGTGGTAACACTACTATTAACCCTGTAACTGGTGGTGTAGGTGCAAAATATGAAGAGAGGATTGTGTCTAACACCTCAAACCTACAACAATTTGCTAACTCAACAATAAGACCAGTTTTTCATTATGTAAGTGGTAACAGCTATACTGGTGACATACAGTTAGATGAAATATATGTTGGTGATGGTTTAACTGGTAATATTGCAAACTTCACCTTTGAACAAGTGCAAGTCGGTTTAAATGAAGGCACCGGTACACTTGGCTGGCAAACAAGCACAGCTAATGTCAATACTTATTCAGATGTTGCATTTACAGATATGGCTAATACAGTTACATTTACACACGGTAGATGGAATATGTTAATAGATCGTAGTCCACCATCATCTAATACAGGTGTTACATATGATGGAACTAGTGAAGGATCTCCCGTTGCTGTTCCTCCTGGAGGCCCTCCTGTAGCAATTCAAGAAATTTTTATTTACGCAGAAACAAGTGGCGTGGGACATCCTAATGCGAATTTTTGGTTTAGAGGACCTTTTATACAATTAGGGGCTCAACCATCATTTAGATATAAAGTTGCACGTTTTGGTGATTCGATAGGTACATTAGAAGTTTATTTTGATGTAACAAGTAATGCACTCGGTGGTGGTGAAAACGTATCATCAAGAATTGTCGATTGTTTACAAGATCGAACAATAACAGACTTAGGCCCAATGACCAGTCTTACATTTCTTACATCAAATGTATCTGGTAATAACATACCATTTGACTCTGATGGACCTTTCATAGAAGCAGAAGGTGAAAGAATCATAAAAATAAAACCATTTCGGTCATTAGGTAGAATAAAAATTAATGATGGTGGTGGTAATTATTCTGTTGGTGATGAGATAATATTTTCAGAAACAACTGAGGGTTTTGGGGCGGCTGCAGCTGTATCAGAAATAGGAGCAAACGGTGCGATTGTTGATATTCAATTTCAACCATCAAGAATAACTGGTAATGGAAAAGTAACAGCAGTTTTAAATGAAATTATAGGCACAGGCACATCATTTAATACAGAGTTATTAGTGGGCGATAAAATTATTTTAAATAACGAGTCAAGATTCATAAATGTTGTAACTAATGCAACACACTTGACAACAAACACAAACTTTACAACTAATACCGGTGTAAATGGTTCAGCTTCTGGTACTGATAGAAAGATAGGTATTCATAGGAAATTTCCTATTGGTGGTACAAATTATAAACCAAACGTATTTCCAACAATTGGTGTTAATAGTTACTCAGGTAGTGGGTTTGGGGCTAATGTAGAAGTAATCGCCGCAATGGCAGACCAAGAACAAGTGTCTGCAACTTCAAACGGCACGGTGGGTATTGTTGAAGAAATTAGAATTACTGAACCTGGTTCTGGATATCGAGCAGTTCCTTCAGTTGACTTATCATCAAGTGGTGATGGTCAGGCTAATGCAACTGCTGTGTTGCAAAACTCTTTGAGAGAATTTGATGGTAGATTTACAACCTCGAAAGGTATCATCTCAGCTTCAGAGAGAAAATTACAGGGTTTAGACTATTATCAAGATTACATTTATGTAACAAACGTGCCTACAGAGTTTGAAAAATATAAATCAATTTTTAAAGGTTTAGTGCATCCAGCAGGATTTAAAAATTATGCTGAAGTTGACTTGACACAGCCAGTTGAAACGGCAATAGAAACTTCAACATTGTTTGCTAACACTCTATCTGGAACAGTTAATGTAACTTCTAATTCTACGTTTGTAATTGGTACAAATACAAAGTTTGTAACTATAACTAATACAGCCCCAATTATAGGCAATGGTGGTGCTGTTATACACTCTGGTAATTTAATAAATGTTGGCACTCAAATTGTAGTCAATAATGAGGTAAGAACAGTAAGTTCAGTTGTCTCTAATACAAATGTGGTGGTAAGTGTTGCATTTACATCAAATGCAAATACACAATCAATCATAGTTTTAGGTAATCAATTTGCAACTGGTGATAATTTATCATCTAACGGAGCAAACGCTTATGGTACTGGTGGACCATCAGGTGGTGGTTATTAACGTATAAATAGGAAATCATGGCAAAGAAATATACTTCAAAATTACAAAGTCTTAAAAGCGCTCAACAATATATTGCTGAATTTGACTCTGCTACGCCCGAAATACAGTATCTATTCATAGGTAAAACTGATTCATATGATGATTCTGATACACCTTTTGATATAGTAGAATCACCCGATTTAAATGATAGGGTTTTTACAGATATGATCGCAGCTAAGAGGGTAAAAGCAAGTGATGTAAATTTAGTAATACCTAGAGTAAATTGGGAATCAAACAAAATATACAGACAATATGATCCACAGCAGACTACTCAAGATTCAATTACTGGTAATACTAGTCAAAATTTAGAGCCAATGTATGTATTTACAGAGGGTAGAAACGTATATAAATGTTTATCTAATAACTCTGGTACTTTAACTGCAAATACACCAACAGGAGACTTTACTACATCAAATGGAGTTATAACGAATCCTACTACAGGTGGTGGTGATGGGTACATTTGGAAGTATATGTATAGTGTTCGTGCTGAGAACAAATTTTTAAATTCATCTTTTTTACCAGTACCGACAAGAAATAATGAATCAACCGAAACCGATACAGTTTTCAATTTAAACAACCAAGGTGTTGTTGAGGGTGAGCTTACAACTATTGTTGTGGCTGATGGTGGGACACAGTATAGAAACTTTAGTAATATTCGTGTAGAACCTTTTTTAACGGGTGATACAGTATTAACTGTAAATAGTACGTTTATGACAGCAAACCATGTTACAAGTATTACAGTTGATGATTTAGCAAATGCAAATATGTCAATCACTGGTACAGGCATACAAACTGATACTCATATATTGAGTACTGATAGTATAAACAATAAAATAACATTGAACAAGGCCGCATCATCTAATGGCGGTGGAAGTAATGTTGCAAACAACATAAGCACAACAACAAGAGTTTTCGTAGATGGTGATGGCGCAGGTGCTTTGGCTAATGCTACGGTTGATAATGGTGTTGTTACAAAGATAACAGTAGATACAATTGGAAAAAATTACGAAAAATGTAACGCATTAGTTTTTGGTACTGGAACTGGTGTAGATTCAAGGGTTATTTTAGCACCAAAATTTGGCCACGGTTTCAATTTAGCAAAAGATTTAGTTGCAAATAGTGTAATGGTAACATCAAAAATAGGTGAAATAGATTCAACTGAAAATGGTAAAATACCAGTAGATATACAGTTTAGACAAATAGGACTTATTAGAAACCCATATAAATATGACACAAGAACTGCTATAACTGATGCAACAGCAAATGATGTAGTATCGCAAGTTACAACATTACAGGTATCAACAGGTACAGAGTACATACGAGGTGAAAAGGTATTTCAGGGTTCAGCTGCTAATGTAAATTTCGTGCAGGCAGTTGTGCATAGAATTACAACTTCTACTGAGATAGAAGTAACAGGGGTTGAAGGTGAGTTTAGAAATGGTGTTGTTTTGAACGGCGAAACTTCCGGTGCTGATAGATTTGTCGTTGCTGTAGAAAATCCAGAATTTGAACAGGATTCAGCTGAAGTATTATATGTTGAAAATTTATCACCAATTACAAGAATAGATGGTCAGGCGGAAGATATCCGCCTCATTTTACAATTTTAAGGGCAAAGAATGGCACTCGATTTTAATACCACACCGTACCATGATGATTTTAATGATAGTAAAAATTTTCATAGAATACTTTTCAGACCAGGTAGAGCAGTTCAAGCTCGTGAATTAACACAATCACAGACGCTTTTACAAGATCAAGTTAAAAAACTAGGCGACCATTTGTTTCAAGATGGATCAAGAGTTACTGGTGCTTCACTTTTTTCTATTGGTGAAGGTAAGATACAAAACATTGAAATAAATCAACAATCAACCGTTAATCACATTAATCTACAATCTACATTTGGTGGTACTGCAATTAATGTTGCAAGTTTTGTAAATAATTTTATTACTGCAAACACAGGTAATACAGCTAATGCAAATATAAGAAGTTTATATTTTTGTCATCACTCTGATACCGCTGTGGGAACTGATCCTGATACCATTTACGTTTCTTTCATTAGATTTATAAACAACACATCTGAAAGTGCAAATACAAAAGGTGCCGTAAATGCAATAGTTTCAAATTCTGCTAATCTACAAATTTTTAGCACAGGTGATTTGAATCCTGTGAATTTAGTCTCTACAGTTACAGCTACAAATAATTTACCTTATGGTAAAGCAAAACTCATGGGTGTAACAGAGGGTGTATTTTTTACAAACGGTGTTTTTGTTAAGAATGCTCAACAAACTATTGCAGTTGACAAATATGCAGCTAATACAAATGCCACAATTGGTTTTGATGTAACAGAAAGTATTGTAAAGTCAACTGATGACACAACACTTTTAGATCCGGCTTTAGATTCATCAAATTATTTGGCGCCGGGTGGTGATAGATATAAAATTTCTTTAGATTTATCTAGGAAAAATTTAGATACTCAAAATTCAACTTTACCAAGTTTAACATCAACAAAATATATTGAGTTAGTTCGATATAGAAATGGTGTGTTGGTTAAAAATGCTTCAGATACAAAATATTCTGATTTAGGTAGAACTCTAGCTCGAAGAACTTTTGATGAATCTGGTGATTACATAGTAGATGGTTTAGAACCTAGAATTACGGCTTTAAGTAATACTAATACCTTTTTATTGAATATCAGTAAAGGTAAGGCTTATGTAAAAGGTTATGAAATAGATACAATTTCGCAAGTTCAATTACCAATAAGCAGAGCAAGAGATCAAGAGTCTATAACAGGACATGATTTACAAACACCATATTCTAATTTCTTCAACATAACAAATTCTAATAATGCTGTTTTCAACTCTAATACTTCTGAAAGAGTTGAATTATATTCATCAAATGGTGTAATAGATGGTACCACATTGATTGGTGAAGGTTATGTAAAAAATATACAATACGTTAGTGGTGATTCTGATTCGGCTGTAAATAGATTACATTTGTTTGGTGTAAAGAAAATTGCAAATACTGGTGGTACTAGTTTACCGATCTCTCTTACAAAACACATCAAGGGTATGAATACTGGTAATGCAAATAGTAACATACACTCAACATCAATAACGACCCATGAAACATCAGGTGTTGTTGTAAACAACACTCAACACTTAATTGTTTCAAACCCAGTTGGTATATCGGTGGGTGATGAAGTTTTTGGCCATAATGTTTCAGAGGATTTACGATCTAATGAAAGAAGAGTGTTCGTTACGGCTATACAAGGTAGTAATATAAGTTTAACAAACACATCTGTAAGTAAAGAGACAACAAATAATTTTGTATTTCAAAGAACTACTTTAACTGGAACCAATCGAGACATTGGTGTATTTGAAGGAGCTTATGATGTTGTATCATCAGTTAATCAAGTTAGTTATGATACAAAGAGAGTTTTTAAAGATGTAACATTTGAGTCTGGCACAGCCACAATTACAACTAATGATGGCTCTGAGAGATTTAAAGTTGCGGGCACAGATAACGCTCTAAAAAGAAAATTTTTCCAAGTTATAGTAAGGACATCTAGTAGCACATATACTGCCAATTCAATTGTTCCCATTGATAGTGATGTAACCTTTTTTACAATAACTTCACCAGGTAACCCAGATAGTTTAACGGTTGACCTAGATGATGGAAGTTTTGATGGAACTGCTGATATCCTAACTACAATTGATGTTGAAGGTGCCGGTAGAAGAAGTAAAACTTCAAATAGTCATTTCAAAATATTTACAGAAGTAGGTAACACTACAGGGAGTATAATTGAAAGATCCTTAGGTGTTACTGATGTTGTAAACGTAACTGGAATTTTTGTTTCAAATAATCCAGCTAGTACATCAAACTCATCTAATGTAAATGTTCTTGAACACTTTATGGTCGATACGGGTCAAACTGATACACACTACGATCACGCAACAATTAGATTAAGAGAAAGTGGTGTTGGTGTTGTCAACACAGGTCAAGTTAATGTTGTTTATAATAGATTTTCACACACAGGTACAGGACATTTTGATGCTAATTCTTATCCAATTTACGAAAACATACCACAATATGTTAAGAGAGATGGCACAAAAATAGATTTAAGAGATTCTTTAGATTTCAGAGTAACAAGAAAAGATAATGAAACATCAAATGTGTATAGTAACACAAATATGACATTTGTAAGAAATCAAATAGTTGATAGTACAAATCCAGAAGCAGATGTTGACTTGAGTTATTACTTATCAAGAATTGATAAGATTGTTCTCGACTTTGAAGGTGAGTTTAGGGTCAAACAAGGTGTGAGTGCCTTAACAAACCCAGCGACCCCTATTGACGAAGAAGAGGCAATGACTCTTTACAAGCTCACGTTCCCACCGTTTACTTACAATACAAGTAATGTTAAGATTGATATTGTTAAAAATAAAAGATATACAATGAAAGACATTGGAGCTATTGATGATCGTTTGTCAAGAGTTGAATATTATACATCACTCAATCTTTTAGAACAAGAGATTTCAGCGTCCTCATTCTTTAATGCAGATAATGTTCAGTTAATCAATAATGGATTTTTAGTTGATGACTTTAAAGGGCATAGTGTTGGTGATGTTTTAAATGACGATTATAAATGTTCAATAGATTACACAAATAAAACATTACACTCAAGATTCAGAGCTAACGGTACTAATGTTGCGGTAAGCGCTACAGGTTTAGGTGATAGTTCAAATGTTCTTTCTGTGCCATTCACCACAACTGTATATGCAGCTCAAAATGTTGCATCATCTACAACAAATATTAACCCTTTTAATGTTGTATCTTTCATAGGTCATGTTAAGTTAAAAGCTGATGTTACAAGTTATGCTGATTTTCTATCAAGACCTGGTATTTCAATTAACACCGAAGGTGATGTTGACCAATATGCCTTTGGTATAAACTTTTCAGGATCAAAGTGGGATGAGTGGACTGCTTTATCATATAATAATGATACAACAAGACTGTATTCTTACTATGATACAAAAGGCCAAAAGGTATCTCAAACATCATCAGCTGCTGAGGCAGGAGCCTTGACAACAAAATCCGAATCAAGTAAAATATTTTATTACATGAGACCAGAGCCAATTGAGTGGGAACTATATGGTTTTAGACCAAACTCATTGGTTTTTGCTTACATAGACAATACACACATTTCTAGTATGCTCAGGGCATACGACCCAGATTTAGGTACATATTCACCAACTAGCTCTTACATAGTTACGGATGACCAAGGTTTTGCAAACGGTCTCATTCAAATAACTGGTGATACAGGTTTTGGTGAATCAGATGTGAATAATTTATTTGTTGGTGGTGAGCATCAACTAATATTTGTTGATTCATTTAACTCACCTAATTTGTTTAGTACGATTGCAGTAACAAGTTACTTTGCAGGGACACCACAGTCTAAGATACCACCTCCTGTTCAACCTGAACCTCAAAGAACACAACAACCAACAATCCAACAGCAAAGTTTCTTTCACCATGAGGCATTAAATAATGTGCCACCTACAGGTGATTCATTAGCAGATAGAAATGCAAAGTTGGTTGCTGAAGGTAAAGTTTCACAGGCGACAATTGATGCTTTTGGTGATGCCGTTGTAGCTGCCTATGAGAGTGAATTAGGTAGAACTCCTGATAGTGGAGGTTATGAGTGGTGGTTACAAAACATAGAGAGTGGCCATATAGACACCTCAAATAACGCTGAAAGTCCTGATGGTACTAAAAAAGGTTTATTGGCACATTTTGCAAACTCAGAAGAGGCGAAAGCTGGTTGTCCAAACGCTACAATTGGTGGTAAAGACCCTCTTGCACAAACTTTCTTTGTAAATGAAAATGTGAATCCTAGAGGTATATTTGTATCAGCGGTTGACGTATTCTTCTCCACAAAAGACGTTACGTTACCTGTTACACTTGAACTTAGAAAAACTGTAAATGGTTATCCAAGTGCTAAAGACATTATTTTAGGTGCTCAAGTTACGTTGAACCCAGATGATATTGTATTACCGGTAGACCCAACAATACCTCTACCTACAAGATTTACATTTGATAAACCTATATTCTTAGAACCTGAAGAATATTCAATGGTTCTTCTTACTAACTCCTCAGAATATAATGTGTTTATTGCAACTGTTGGTGACACTAGACTAGATACAGGTCAATCGGTTGTAGGTCAGCCATATCTTGGTTCTTTATTCAAATCACAAAACGCATCAACTTGGACCGCAGCTCAAGAATCAGATCTATGTTTTGTTTTACATAAGTGTAAGTTCGATACTTCTGGCTCGTTTACTTCTGTGATACAGCCACAGAAAAATAATTTACCATTTCAAAATGTTGATCTTCTTAGATTTGATGCGCCAGTATTTACTTTTCCAAAAACAGACATTAACTTCAAGTTAGGAGTTAAATCAAATGGCGCTACAAGTTTAGATGGTGGTATTATCATAGAACCAAACTCTGATATTTATTTTAAAAACAGAAAAGAATTTAATCAATCTTCTGATGCAAACGTAACAGTTACAATGTCTACAACTAATGAGGACCTAAGCCCTATTTTTGAAATGAATAGAAGTAGAGTTGTGTTTGTTGAGAATCTAATTAATTCATCTTCTAACACAGAAGTTGTAGCAAGACCAGAAACACTCGCATCAAACGGAGGTGCTTCATCAAAATATATAACAAGAAAAGTTAAGTTATCAGAAGGCTTTGATGCTACCGATTTAAGAGTAATAATATCTAAAAACTTGCCAGCTGGGTCATCTGTAAAAGTATTTTATCGAGTTCAAAATGATTTAGATACAGGCACTAAGTTTAGTGAATTGACATTTACTGAAATGAGTAGAGTTACGGATACGGTTGTAACTCAAGACCTTTTATCATATTACGATTGTGAATATAAAGCGGAAGATATAACATATACCGCTGCAGATACTTCTTATGATACATTTAGGTACTTTCAACTTAAAATTGTGTTATTCTCAACTAACCCAGCTAACACACCAACGGTTAAGAACCTTAGGGCAATTGCATTATCGTGAGTTACTTAAAAGTAAAAGACCATAGTCATCTTGTTCGGGATTCAGGATCAAAAGCTATATTGAATACTGATATGGCCGCTTTATTGAAAAGACGTAAAGAAAAAGAGGTGAATGTAACGCTAAACAGTTTAAAAGAAGAGGTGAACACTATCAAAAATGAGTTTCAAGAAATTAAAGAACTCTTGAAACAAATCGTGATGAAGAATTAATTATGCCAATTATCAATCACTTAAACTTAGCAAACACATGGCATGATTGGTTAAATGTTTCATCAGATTTAATTACATTTGCTAATAATTTTACTGATAATGCAAACATGGTTAGTGTGCATAGTGGTAGCTCACCTTTTGATGTTTTTAATGACTTAACAATTGATGGTAATTTAGAAGTAACAGGTAACTTAAAGTTAAATAGAAATACAGACTTTGATAATTTAACGATACCTGGTAATTTAATTGTAACGCAAACAGATACAGGTGATTCAGGTGTTTATTACGAAACAGCAAACACATCTCAAGCAGCTGCATCTAGGTATTCTATACAAGGTAATGGAGCAGCTTATATTTTTGACATAGATCAAGGTAATAACCCAGCGTTATACTTAGAACCTGGTTATACATATGCTTTCGATTTACAACAATTATATGGTGCTCACCCATTTGTAATTAGAACGAGTAACACCTCTGCCACCGTAAATGATGGTGGTACATATTACAATGTGGGATTAACTCATGTTGAAGTAGAGTCTGCTGGTGGTAGTCTTAAAACATCAACAGGCTTTGATGCACAAGGAAAAAATACAGGTATTTTGTATTGGAAAGTACCACAAACAATAATAGGGGATACACTTTACTATCAATGTACCGCTCACGCTGGTGCTATGGTAGGCCCAATATATATTGGGAATAGCGAAAGAGTCGCATTTGATAAAGCTAATAGTGCTTCAGATGATGCGTTAGCCTTTGCTATAGGACTTACAGGACACTAGGAAAAAGAATGGCAATAATTAACCAACTTACAACTTCAAATACATTTCAAGAGTGGTTAAGCACAACTACAGAATTGATCGATATGAACAATCAATTCGTAGAGGGTGTTGGCGGTGTTTTTGAAGCGACAAGTAATGTTAGAATCAATGGTGATTTAACTGTTACAGGTAATGTAAATTTAGATGTTGCTGGGTTTGACAATTTATCCGTGGCCGGTAACTTAATTCTAAGTGAATCAGGAACCGCACCATTTTTTAATGTTGCAAATACAGCAGGTGTGGCTACAACAAGATTTGTAGTTGATCATAGTGGAACCGCAGCTTACATTTTTGACACGCATGATACACTTAATCCTGATGTAAATTTGAGACCTGGTCAAACATTTGCTTTTGACTTACAAAAATTAAATGGTGTTCATCCCTTTGTAATTAGAACAACAAATGCTTCAGCAAATGTGGGTGATGGTGGTACATACTACAATGTGGGTCTTACTCACGTTCAAACAGAGGGAACTTCTGGTATTGCTGGTAGTTCACGTTTATTAGTAAGAACTGGTTATGATGCACAGGGTCAAAATAAAGGGATATTGTACTGGAAGGTGCCTGCAAATACAGCTGGCGAAAATTTTTACTACCAATGCACATCTCATGCGAGTAACATGGTTGGTAATTTAGTAATAGAACACACTTCTACAGGTGCTATGGAAAGAGCAAATACAGTTATATCTGAAGCTTTAGCACTCTCGATTGCTTTAGGATAAATAGATAAATAAAATTTAAGGAAAAAATTTAAAATGGCTAATACCTTCAGAAACTTCCCACAAGCTAATGTATCAGCAAATCAAGTTATATATACAGTTGGTGCTGGTACGACAAGCACACTTATCGGTATGACAATTGCAAATGTAACAGAAACCGCACAAACAGCTAACGTAGCAATTGTGTCTGCTGGTGATAGTAATACTTTTTCAATTGTAAAAAATGCAAGTGTGCCAGTCGGTGGTGCTTTAGTGCCCGTTGGAGGAACTCAAAAACTTGTGCTAGAGACAGGAGATTCATTAACGACTTCTACTTCTGGTAATTGTGATGTCATACTATCAGTCTTGGAGATTACCTAATGTCATATATTGGCTTCACACCCGAAACAGAACTTTCTAGGAGATTTTCTGTAAGATATAGTGGTAATGACACAGCAATTAGCTTTGTTTTACCTACATCAACGGTGACCGACCCAAAGGATTTGGATGTGTATGTAAACAATGTTCATCAAGATCCTTTTATATCTTACACAGTAACACAAGCAAATGCAAGTATTAACTTTGCAGAGGCACCTCAAACTGGCACCAATAATATATTAATTGTCGTAAGAGATCAACAAAAATTTGCTAGTATCGGTGTTGATGATAAGAGTATAACTGCTAGAAAACTCGCTACTCAATGTGTAAGTAGAGATTCTATAATTGATGGAGAAGTAACAGGAATAAAACTAGCGACAGGTGCGGCTGCTGAAAATTTAGGTGCAAATACCATATCAGGTAATGAATTACAAAATGACTCTGTTACATCAAATATTATAGTTGATGGAGCAATAACAGCATCAAAATTAGGAAATGAGGTATTTGGCACATTATCAATATCAAACTTAACTGTTACCACATCAAATACAGAAGTTACAAATGTAGCTGTGTTCAATTCAGAACATATAACATTAGGTGAAGTCGGAACAAGTGCTACAATTAATTTAGCACAGGGCACATATTTTTCAGCAAATCAAACTGATAACTGTACATGGTCCTTTACAAGACCACCTTCTAGTGATAAGGCAACTGGATTTATTTTAGAACTTACATCTGGTGGTGGTAATACAAGAGATTCTTACACTACAACTTGGCCAAGTTCAGTTAGATGGTCTGCTAATGTAGCACCAGAACTTACAAAAGGAGAAAATGGTGTAGATGTTTTAGTTTTTCTCACAGATGATGCTGGCACAAATTATAGAGGTATATTTTCAGTTGCAAATAGTGGAGGATTAGGAGTGGCTAGTTAATGGTAGATAAATTAGTTTTAGCGGCAGGCTCTGGCCAGAGTAAAGATACTGTATTAAGAAATATATCACCCGCACCACCAAACGGACCTGAGCATGACTTAGTTGCTGATGGAGATTTTATTTTACATGATGGTAATACTAGATCTTCAATTACAAAAACATTTACAGTTGAAGCAGATGTTGATGTACAGGTAACAGTATACGGTGGTTGTGGTGGCGGCCCAGGCTTTGATGGAGGCTTTCCAGGATCTGGATTCAAAGGTGGTGGTAGAGGTGGTAATAATAGGGGAGAATATACACTTACTGAAAATGTAACTTATGTTTGTCATGTTGGTGGAGGTGGTGAAACTTCAGTTGCCGGAAATCCTAGTCCTGGTGGCGGTGGTGCATCTGCTTTCACTCTTGCACCTGCACCCGGCGGTCAAGAATTATTAGTTGCGGGTGGAGGTGGTGGTGGATTTTTTCTTGGCGGTCATGGTAGCGGTGGGCCAGAGGGTCTCGCTGGTGGCAGAACACCAAACGCATTAAGAGTAAACCCCATGTTCGGTGGTGGTGCGAGTGGGGGAAGCGGTGGAGTCGCAGGAACAGGCCCCCGAAGAAATGGTGGATCAGGTGGTCCCGCCCCCAGAGGACAAGGAGCAGATGGATCACCAGGCACACAACCAACCGGCAACGGTCAAGGGGGTGAATCTGGTTATGCAAGAGGTGGTCATGGTAACACAGTTCCTGGTGATAATGGTTCGGGCACGGGCGGAGGCGGTTATGCTGGAGGCGGAGGTGGCGGCGGAGATTCCGGTGGTGCCGGTGGCGGAGGTGGTAACGGTTTTACTCACCCCACTATCAGAAACCCAGAAAATGGTCAAGGTGAAACTTTTGCAGGAGACTCACCTAATTTTGGTGGATATAGTCCGTATCCTGACACTGCTGGCCAAGCTGAAGGTCAGGGTGCCATAATAATAAGGTTAGCTTAACAAACGGAGAAAAAATGCAATTAGCTATAATCGATTATAAAAATAACACAATTGAAAAATATGGTGAACATAGAAAGCTTTTTCCGAATGTGTCTTTTCCGAAAACAGGACCTTCTGAGGAGTGGATAAAAAACAATTCATGTTTGAAGATCATAGATCATATAGAACTACCAAATGTGAATACAAAATTAGAAAGTGTAACACCTTATCTTGAGGTACATAACAATGTTTACTATCCATACTCTGTGCGAGTTATCTCTTTAACATCAGACGAAACAAATCAAAGAGATGTGGAGGCACAAGATGGTCAAAGAGGTATTAGAAATATGCTTTTAAGAGATAGTGATTGGACACAAATGCCAGATAGTCCTTTATCAGATTCTAAGAAAGCTGAATGGGCTACATATAGACAAAAACTTAGAGACTTTACCACTACAAGTGGTTGGGTTGATGCAAATTTTCCAGATAAACCATCATAAATAAGAAATAAACATTTAAAAAAGGAGTTAAAATAATGTCGCATTATGCTGAAATTGATGAGAGTAATAAAGTTGTTCGTGTGATCGTTGCAGAGCAAGATTTTATTGATAGTGGCGCTGTAGGCGATAAAAATAATTGGATTCAAACATCTTATAATACAAAACAAGGTGTTCATTATGCCACCGCAGCAAATGGCTCTTATGTACCTGATGGCGGCACAGCATTACGAGGTAATTATGCTGGTGTTGGTTATGATTATGTTAAAAGTATGGATGCCTTTGTAGCACCTCTATCAAATACAGCATGGACAAGTTGGACAATCAATACAAAAAACTTTACTTATGAATCACCATTAGGTGATGCACCAACTGATGCTAACACAACAGCAGGTGAATACTACGAGTGGGATGAAAACGCCTATAAAGCAAACAATCAAACGGGTTGGATTTTAAAAACCCCATAATAAAGGTAAAAGATGGCCCTCACAAAAGTAACTAACTCTGTAATAGCTGAAAGAGCAATTTTTGGTAATAATATTGGACTATTTACGGTTGCTGCCAACAATATTGCTAATGGAGCAACATTAGTTGGGGCTAACTCAATTCACGCTAATGAGATAGTTCCTAGCACACTTTCTGCAAATTTATTCTCAGCTGGCTCAGTAGAAACAGCTGCCATAGCAGACTCTAATATAACTGGTGCTAAATTAGCAACGTCTACCATAACGCTTGATAAACTTAGTTCAGCAGTTAATACAGCAATATTTGTAAATTCTACAATCACAAAGACGAATACAGGTATCATAAATGTTGCTGTATTCAATGCAACACACATTGCGTTAGGCAATGTTGCAGGTGCAGCTACAATCAATACACAACAAGGCACTTATTTTTCCGCAAATACTTCTGGCGCTTGCACATGGACTTTTGCAGGAGGACCAGACTCATCAAGAGCAACAGCTTTCACATTAGAACTTACAGGTGGTGGTGGAAATACTGGTGCAGCTTATACACAAACTTGGCCAGGTGCTGTTAAATGGCAATCAGGCACAGCACCAACTTTAACTCGTGGTGAAGAAAAAGTAGATGTATTAGTTTTCATAACTGATGATGGTGGAACAACCTGGAGGGGTGCCGTTTCAATATTTGATAGTAGATAATGGATTTAATTTCACTCTCAGCACTTCAAGGCGCAGCTAATAACGCCAATTCCGGTAGTGGTGGTGGAGGAGGACCATCACCAGGACCATCACCATCACCGAGTCCACCAAGCCCATCGGGGCCTCCTGAAAGAACAGACGAACATTATGCAAACACAGTTTTACTTCTACACGGTGATGGTAACCCAGGTGCAAATAATGTAAATAACCCAGCTATTGAAGCTCAATATTTGGCCATAGCTGATGATAGCCCAACCGACAAAAGAGTAGGTCTGTTTGGTTCAAATGTTTATGGTACTGATTTTAATCCATTTTATTATAATGTGGGTGCATTTAGTAACTCTTTTGATGGTGATACTGATGCTCTTGAGATACCTACAAGTGATGA